CAAGAGGATGTTATTGCAGTTCAAGAAAGGGTGAGGGAGTTGGCTAGAATTACGCCACCACAGATCATTCGCAATAAACCTCCCAATGAACCCGCTCGACCGGGGCGAACCTCACGAATATATGATGGGCCGGGCATAGACCTTGACGCTACCAACATTGTGGGTTCATCAGTAGAAACCGCCGGTGGTCTTTTCAGAGTTAGAGCCTCTGCGGCAAGGGGACAAGTGGAGCTTAATCTATGAGGAACGGAGGTGTTGGTGCTTTTGTTGTTGCCCCTACGCTTGCAGATAATGGCGTTATTACAAAGAAATATCTTCGTGATTTAGAGGCCGCCGTGAGGCAACGAACCCCAGTAGCAGGGGCAAATATCGACATCAAGGTAACTGATGGAAGTTTTGTAATATCTGCAACGGCGGGAATAACCATTGCGGCAGGAGGAGGGGTGCCAGAGGGCTTTACGGTCGTTACGCTCACCGTCTGCTCTAACGGCACTCCTGCCGAGATAATTGTCTTGGGCAAGGAAATTGACAACGAGACAGTCTAAAGTGAACGCTCAAGAGCTATTTCTGGATGTATCTAGTGGGAGATTCTTGGATGGTGAAAGCACAATCCCAACCAATAAGCCAGCATTTTTTTCTGATGAACAAAGAAGGGTTAAACTTGCGGTACGAAAAGTTAGAAACAATAGGCTGTCATCTGTAACACCATCCACAAACGCTAGATATAAAATTCGGCTTGGAAATGCGACCCAAAAACTTGCAGATGCAACCGATGTTCCGACAGCCCCAGTTGTTCTTATTACAGCACTTGGCTCTGTTGTAACATCCCCAGCGAGTCAAGCAACTGGGCTTGGCGTTGTTTCTACATACTCGCCAGTAACAGCAACATTTGAAGCTACTGTATCAACAGAAACCGCTGTAACGGCTCAATTTTCAGTAACATTTAAAACAAACCCAGCCATTACTGCCTTATTCAAGACAGACATTGTATATGTCGCACCAGTCACCGCATCTGTTACGGTTGGCATTTTAACCACGGTAACTCAATTTGTAGCTACAACCGCCACGTCATTAACTAGCACTACATTCTCTTATATATCCACATCTACATTTTCTGCTCCATTACAAGATTCGCCAAACATATTTAACTTCTTAAATACAAAGGTGCCCAATCTGGGTCAGCCATATAGAGCACTCCCCCCGCTTTCCTTAACGGCTCAAATGAACACCCCGATAGCGGCTTCTTTTTCTTGTTCTTTTGATGGAGGGAGTGTATCAACAATATCATTAGTTGCAGAAGGCGCTGGATATCCCAACGGACTTTACCCATTAACTTTCAGCGGCGGGGGAGCAACCGCTGGGACTGTAACGGCAGTAGCAGAAGTTTCTACAAATAATGGGAAAGTTCAATCAATCACACTTACAAATGGTGGTAGCGGTTATGCCTCAGCCCCAACAGCAACATTATTTACACCAGCAAAATCTTTAAGTTCAATCCTACCGACAAACTCTCGTGGAACAGTTGGTGGACGATCTAGGTTCGAGTGGGTTTTGGGGAGAACCGCAGGAGATAAAGCCCCAATTCGATTCACAAATCCAGACACGACAAGCATTGTTACAAATACTTCTGTCCCTTCGGCGTTTCTACAGTTTGTTGAGGGAACAACTTGGGAAATAAATATCAACAATAATGGGTATGGATATGTTGCAACTCCAACAGTAACTCACGATGATGCTCCAGCATCAACTGCGAAAATTAAAATAAATAGGTTTGGCAGTGGTTTTGCACTCACAGTATCTACATCTGGAATTTCATATATTTCTAATGGGGGATTGCCAATTATTCCAAATGGGGGTATAGCAAATCAAGACACTGGAATATACGGACTTGCTGGGGCGGATTATGGTATCAATACGAGTAGGTCTAGCCAAACAACAATTTCTTTTTTTGAAAATGTTAATGCAAATTCTATCGACCAAGAGCTATTTAATTTCAATGAACTTGATTATGCAAATAAGATATTTTATGGGTCTGTAACTGGCTCTGTAATTCAAAATGCTTTAATTAGGGCATCTGTTCCAGCCCTAACATCTGGATATAATGTAATTGGTGGCCGTCTAATCGGCCCCGAAACTACAAGAACTAGACAAGGCGGCGGGTTATATGAAACAGAATTTGAAATTCTTGATTATGGAAAATCTTATACAAATCCTCGCCTTTCTGTTTTTACTTCAATCCAGCCTCTTTCATCTCTACAATCTGGACAATCAATTTTTCAATCTCCAATAGATTCAGTAGTTACGATTCCTACTGTAGCTACAAACAGCTTCGTGGCTACGATCATAAGCCAGTCACCAACTGTTGCCACAAGAAGCGGAAGAACGGCAACCGAGTATTTTATTGAGGATGGAGGATTTGGATTCTCTAAATCTGCAATAGGCACAGCATTTTCTGGCTATACATCTACAGTTGTTACTCAAACAACGACTGCTGGTGGCCTCATTGTTTCCACAAGTGCTGGCATTGTTACTACTGCAAGTCTTACCGCATACCCAAGAGCGTATATATCTGGAACTTATGATTGCCAAGTGCAGTCCCCAGTAAGCGGAACAACGGCCAAAATTCAGCTTGTCATATCCTCGACAACCGCAAGCGTAGTTATTATTGATGGAGGCTTTGGATACACCTCTGCACCAATTATTACAGCCCCCCTCCCGAACGGAAGAAATGGATATGTTTCATTGCTATCTTCGCTTAATAATCCATCTGGATATACGGCTGGCGTTAGCGTTGGTCTTTTGTTTTCTGCAAGTGCGGCAACTGGTGGAACCGCCGAAGGGGAATTTTCGTTAAAAACAAGCAAACTTACGCAAGCCTTCCCATTGGCAAGCACAGCCGACACGGATTATGTTATATACAATGGCGTATCAACAGACCCATTTCAAGCTCTTGGGGTTAGACAAAAATACGAACCACCAATACCGCAAAACGCAAAGATTGTTTCTTTGTCAGATGTAATAAGTGTTGGGAAAAAAAACAGTATTGGGAATGGCTATGGATTCCAAGAAATTATAGAAAGAACAATAACTTATCTTGAATATCAAGTTACGAATCCGGGGTTTGGATATACAACTCCCCCGCTTGCTATTGGAGAAAATCCATCAAAGTCAACTGGCGGTGAAATTCAATCCATTAGATTGATGAATAAGCCAGTTGGCTATAATTTAGATACCACTTACGATTGTTCAGTTGCGACATCACCAGTATCAAATGGCACGGCACAACTTTCCTTTAAGTTAATTGATGTTGAAAGGATTACTATTTTAACCCGTGGTAGTTCAACAGTAGAAGTCTATCCAGACCCAGAAGTCCTCGCATCTGAATTTTCTTCTTTTCAACAATATGATATTGTCTTAGGCTCCCCAAGAGTATATGACGAATCGCTAGTGGGGATTGAACAAAGTTCAAGTAATCTTGTTTTGAGCTCTAGGGAGAGATACATCGGAATCACACATAATCTTGGGTCTGGTTATGCGACAGCACCAACAATCACAGCACCAGCACCAGACTCTCTTGATTATGGGAAAATTATTGGGTTAAAGCTCACAAATACACCAGTTGGATATAAGCCAAATAATGAATATCAGCTAACAATTAGTGAGAGCCCGCAAGCCGACGGAAGGGCTACGGCAAAGTTTAGCGTTTCAAGCCTTGGTGTTATCTCTACAGAAATTCAAGATGCTGGATTTGGTTATATTACAAAGCCAACGATCACAGCCGCATCCCCAGACCTAGACCAAGGATTTTTAACTGGCGTTTCTGTATCAACTCTTGGCCGTGGGTTTGCTCCCGGCTCATACATTTGCAACATAACAGATGCTCCCTCTGGGGGCGAGACGGCATCAGTTAATTTCAATGTTGATAATATAGGCATCGGAAGTTTTGAGGTATCAAGAGTTGGGCGTGGGTATGTTACTGCACCAAGCATTTCAGTTCCCACCCCAGCCGGGAACATAATTAAATCTATTACAATATCGTGCAAGGGTTCATATTATGAGCCGCACACGGCCTCATTTACTCTGAATGATTCTAGTGGGTCTAGTGTATCTCTCGGCTCTCCGATTCTATCTAGTGGAAGGATTGAATTGATACCAGTTATTTACGGAGGCTATGGATATTCAAACACCCCAGCCATTCAATTCTCTGCCCCTACAGAGCCAATTCCAAGCCCACTAGAAGCATCTTTTGTTGAGGGAGACTTTAACATTACCACGGCCTCGGCGAATGCAATCCTATTAACAGCAAACCAGAGAGACATCCTAATGGAAGTCTATGAGACAGACGGAACGAATGAGCAAGTTATCTCACAAGCCACAGTCAGTCTAGCCAAGCGAGTTTTAGAATAGCCTTGGGGCGGGTGCCCTAACGAAATCCTTATGGGAAAAGTTCTTCATGCTAGTGGAAGTGGATATTTTCCATTTTGCATTGGTGAAATTGATTTGTCTATACCAGAACTTTATTCAATGGTCAGCATTGAGGCCGTGATGAAAATATGGTGGAGGATAAAGAAAATACGCTTTTATGGGACATATACACAGCAAAACAATGGAAGCCCCGCCGATGTTCCTTGGGAGCTTATCGTGCAGAGAAACGCCGCCAATGAGGAAAATCTAGTATGCGACCCCCTGCCTTCTTGGAACACCATATCACAATTAAATATTACCGATGGCTCTTTTACCACATCGTCGGTTTCTTATAAAGGCACAAGCGACAATAGATTTATCTTAGCCGCCGCCGTTGTCGGAGCCTTGGAGGATGTTTTGCAAGAGCAGTCCATTTCATTTGGCAGTATCCCATTGGAGGAAGGAAGCCAAGAATTTGTTTTCGAGGGCATCTTATTTACAAACGCCCCGCCAGAATTTACCTTGCCCGGAAGCATAAATTATCAAATCCTTGAGTATTGGTCTTATGGAGGAACTTACAACACCTCTACTGGATTGCCCCTTTGACACCCCCCCCCTTCTTATGGAACAACTACTAGCCTTCGTTCAATCTCAAGATGTGTTTGCTTGGCTTGGGGCGTTGGTTGCCCTCCTTTCTGCCGTGATTGCCGTGGCCTCTTTAATTCCCGGTGACGAGCCAGAGAACACCCTCCAAAAGATTGTCGATTTCCTCTCGAAGTTCTCACGGAAATAAAAGATGTGGGAGGCCATTCTCGCCTCGCTTGCTGGACTGATTGGGATTGTGGCTTGGTGGACTAAAAATCGTGCAAAGACCCGCAAGGAAAGAGACGATGAAGAAATCGCTTACAAACGCCGTCTGCGAGATACGGAAGTCGATTCTTGGATTCATCGCCGCTAGTTTGATTTGTGGGTGTGCGACCACCCGCCCTTACGACATTGGCGAAGTGCCACACCAAGATTCGATTTCCGATTACATTATGCGGTGGGACAAGCTCGATAGAACCAAAGCAACCCCAGACGAATACAGACAGCTTTATGGGCAAACGCTCAAAACGATTTCTCGACTCGTGGAAGAAAATGAACGACTCCGAAAGAGGCTTGACCAATGACGATTCGGGAGGCCGTGGAAAGGTCAAGAGGCCACATCGAAAAGTGCGAGCCTAGTTTCGGGAAGAGGGTGGGGGCTTGGTACTCGGAGTTGATGAGCAAAAAGATTCCAGTTTTGATCTACTGCTCGGTGCGTACTCCCCAAGAACAAGAGGAGCTATATGCCAAAGGAAGGACAAAGGCAGGGAGGAAAGTCACAAACGCACGAGGGATACCACCGCAATCGCTCCACATTGACCTAGGTAAAGGCTCTCACGCAATAGACTATGTACCCCTTGCTCGCACTCCGACTAACGATTTAATCCCCTCTTGGCAGGACGACCAAACCTATTCGATATGCCAGAAGATTGCACAGAAGCATCAGCTACGGCATCTCGAATGGGAGCAACCTCACCTTGAGGACGCAACAATTTCTGGGTGGAGGGAATTAGTCTCACCACAAAAGCAACAAGTGAATAATCAAAAAGTTTCTCTAGTCAGTAAGCGCCCTTGGTCTAGCAGATAGGATATGACATTAGAACAAGGCGTGGAGAAAACCCAAAAGCATTTTACCAAAAAGCACGAACTTCATTTAACGACTTTGCAGGTTGCGGCAGTCGAGTCGATGGAAAAGAAATACAAGCGGGGGGTTGAGGAAAATGAAGGAACGAAATTATGGGAAATGCCCACGGCCAGATTGGTTGAGGAGTCAATAGCGGAGGCAACCGATCAAATGGTTTATCTTTTGTCACTACGCCAACAAATGCACATAGTTATGGAATTGGCGAAGGAAGGATGCACAGACGATACATTGACAAACCCCAGAGCTAGAGAGTGTTGTAATTTAATTTACACAACTTTAACTGGACAATCTAAACCCCCATTATGAAGCCAATTAAGTTCGTTGCTTGTGGCGATATCCACGGCGATGAACAAGACGCTCCTTCGGTAAAGGCTCTACTCGCTTTCACGAAGGAATACCAACCAGACCTAGTCGTTTGCATCGGAGACCTCTGGGACTTCCGAGCTATTCGCAAGGGAGCAGGGGATGAGGAGCAAGCATCGAGCCTTCAGAAAGATTGGGATGCGGGTGAGGAATTTATTAGGGAGTTTTTTTCGTACGGAGATGAGAGAATATTTTTGAGGGGCAACCACGACGAAAGGATATATGACTTGAGCCGCAACTCTCGAAGCGGAATAGCGAGGGACTACGCCAACGATGGGATTGAAAACATCGAGGCCATTATGAAAGAGACAAGGGCAAGAATGTTCCCCTATGATTCCGTTGCTGGCATCTACAAATGCGGGACGCTTTCATTCGCACACGGCTACGGCCACGCTATGCACTCTGCCAAACAGCACAGCGATGCGTACGGAGATGTTATCTTTGGGCACACCCACGCCATTGATTATTTTAGAAGCGTATCCATCGACCCCCGAACCGGGTACAACATCGGATGCCTATGCAACAAGACACCCGAATACAACCGAGGCCAGTTGCGTAGATTAAGATGGCAACACGGCTGGGCTTATGGGATGATTCACTCCGACAAGACCCACGATGTATTCCAAGCAAGACAACGAGGCAACAAGTTCCACCTACCCACAAACATAAAATCCTTTTGATATGAAACCACGAAATCCTTGGCAGAAACTACTACAAGAACACATTTACAATCGCTTTACCCCACCACGCCCAGAGGGTTTTTACACTCGGCCAGAAATTGCAAAACTCTGGGGCTTGAAAACGAACACGACCGCAAGACTCATCAAGGATATGATGAAAAACAAAAAACTAGAAATGAGAAAGCACCCATTCCTAATCGTGACAAAAACAAAACCCGCCCTACGGCAACTGCAAATCTACAAAATACTACCCATAAAGCCCCCTCGCAAGTAGCGTGTTTATAGATACTTACAAACAATCGTAAATAAACCCTTGACAAGTTGTGGGGGTGTGATAGAGTGCGGGTATGCAAGCAACAACAACAAGAACCGAAGTCACCCCGGTCAAAGTGGGTTACACAAGGATTCTCGGCTATTGGGTTAAGTTAGGAACAAAGCGACACTCCATTTTGGTGCAAACCAAAAAACATTTAGATGATTTGCGAACAGCCGAAATAAGCGAATGGGAAAACAAATAACCAACCAAGAAAGAAAAACCAAATGAACAAAATCCTAATAGCCTATATCATCGGACTAATCGTGGGTGCTGGTGCAACCCTCTGCATAGTTGAGCAACTCCTAAAATAAGTCTTTACACAACCCTACGAAATCCTCTATAAACAAACAATGACATCCTTCCCCCTCCCAGCAAGGCCAGTAGGTTCAGCCGTGCCAGCCAACCACGATGAGTTCTCCGATGGGTTCTCCATTGAGGGAAAGCTCAACGGATGGAGAGGCTGGTTCGACCAAGAAACCCAGCAGGGCTACAACCGCCACGGCAAGTTCGCCACAAATCACAAGCTAATGGCAGATCGAATCCTTGGTGCTGGTATCAAGTCTCGGTTTGTAGATTGCGAGATAATGGGACAGAGAACCAAGACTGGCAAAGGGACAATCGTTGTGATGGACGCATTCGACCCAGCCAACCCCAAGCCTTACGCAGAACGGATGAAGGAGATCGAACACCTTGAAGCCGTGACCTTCGATGTCCCACAAAACAAGCTCCTTCGCTTTGTCCGGCTTGCCCACCACAAGATCAACGCAATCTGGGAGGAGATGAACTTTCAGAATAACAAGGCTGGAGAAGTAATCTGGGAGGGCTTTGTGATGAAGGCTACGGATGACGGCAAGTACCCCTACATCACCAACCCAAACTACTGCTCCCCCGCTTGGCAGAAACAGAGGATTCGCTGGTGATCTTTGGCCTCATCATCTTTGTGGGACTGGTGATTGTTCGGGGGCTTTATATGATCGCTCAACACATCGACCAGCAGAACTACGAGAGACGGAGATTCTATTTGAGCGTGGCCGCCGACCTCGACCGCTTGGATAAGATAGTGGCAGAGGGCAACCAGCCTAAACAGCCAGAGCTAGTCTTGCCCACAAAGAACTGGGTGGGGCGTAACTAAAATGAAGTTATCTCCATCAGCCAAGTTCGAGATTCTATGGAAGAGTCTTGGCGGGTGGGGGCTACTTAAAGAATACAAGTTTGCTGATAGTAGAAGATTTAGATTCGACTATTACCACATTGATGGCGTGGCCATTGAGCTTGAGGGCGGGGTGTGGAGCAGGGGCAGACACACGAGGCCGACCGGGTTCTTGAATGATATGGAAAAATATAACCTCGCCGCCTCAATGGGCATCCTAGTTTTCCGTGTCCCATCCCACGACATAAGCACCAAGTGGCTTTCCCCGATAATCAAAACCATAAACGAAAGGACAAGCAAATGAGTGAAGAAATGCCTACATTCTGGCATCAAGAACCAGCCAAAAAAAAATTACCAAATGAAACTACGGATGAATGGATAGTAAGAGTGTTTGGGCCTATCCCAGATACCGAGTTCGACCAGCGTAATGACTTTAGGTGTTTGAACTTACCCACAACCGCAAAAGAAAATGCTGAAGGTTTTGGCATATTCGATTACGGACAAGATAAACAATAAAAACCAAGGAGAAACAACTAATGAATGAACTAGCAGTAACCAACGGCAACGGAGTCTCAACCCACATTCGCCAAGCTACTGATGTGGCTGGGGCTTGTCGTGCCATCGTAAAAGAAACTTGCCAACGCATAGGCCAGAAGGACTATGTTCGAGTCGAGGGCTGGCAAGCAATCGCAGTAGCTCACGGATGCGTAGCAAGCGCAAGAGATGTCGAGAGACTAGAGGACGGCTATCGTTGCATCGGTGAAGTGAAGCGAATGGATAATGGGCAAGTCATATCGAGTGCTGAGGGGTTCTTGGGTGATGATGAGGCTATGTGGGCAAGCCGCCCAACCTATGCCAAGCGAGCGATGTGCCAGACCAGAGCAATCAGCAGGGCTTGTCGCTCTGCCTTTGCCCATATCGTAGTGTTGATTGATAAGAGCCTCTCAACCACCCCAGCCGAGGAAGTTCCTCACGGCGGGTTCGAGGACATCAACACGGACAAGTACGAGCAAGCACCGAAGCCAGTTAAGCTAGATACAGTAAAGGCAGACTTCATTAGCAAGGCCGACCTAGCCGACATCACCAACAAGCTCAATGGGGTTGTGGTTAAAAGTAATGGCGGTGAGCCGAGAGATATGGAGTTGAAGTTCGGCAAGCACAAAGGCTCAACGCTTCGCCAGATCGCCGCCTTCGGAAACAAGGGCTTGGATTATTTGGAGTGGCTATCCAAGCAAGACCTCAAGCCCGGTGCGGATGGTAAGCCCTACAAGAACGACATCATCAGAAACGAAATCATCGCAGAGATTCTTGCGGAAGCCGACTCGATACAGAAAGGAAATCCCAACGATGAAATCCCATTCTGAACTAGTGCAAGACATCATCAACGATGCGATGAATAAGGCCGCCGCCCTCGAAAGGGAGCGGTGTGCCGAACTTGTCCAACGACTGGCAGACGGAACGGAAGATCAAGTCATTCAAGACATTCTAAATGAGGTTGTCGTAGCCCTTCGGAGGCTCGGATGAGCGTTGATGTCGATGTTCCAAAACTAAAATGGTCAATGCTTGAATGGCATACAGCCAAGGAGAATCCCAAAAAAGATGAAAGAATACTTATGGAATCTGGCGGTGTGGTCTTTAGCGGTAGGTATCTCGATGATCGCTTTGTGTGTGCGTTTGGCGAGGTACTTAAAAAGGACATTCGGCTCTGGTCAAGCTGGCCGACTGCACCCAAATGGTAACTTTCCTTTTATCTATAGGGAGAGCTTTGTGGGACTTATTCATCATAGGTTTAGGGTGCTTGAGTCTCTATCTGCTAATCATATTCGTGAGCGGAGCATTGTGGGATTTGGGAAAAGACATAATCGAAAGGATTAAAAAGAAATGAAATTATATTGTGTAATTGATGGTGAATCATATCCAGAAGGAGCACCAGATGGAATATTTGAAAGCCTTGAAGATGCTAAAATCTACATTTTAATGAAAGTAGATAACCCAGATACTAAACGTATTTACGAATATACGCTAAACAGGGACGGATATGAGTTTGTTTTCAATAATTTAGGAGAGAAAATAAAATGAGTGTTAAGAGATTAAAACTTGTGGACGAGTTCCACGCAATCGTATCGAAAAGATTAAAAGAATTGTTCAAGGACTTCGACCACGCAAAGCGGGAGAACTACAAGGATATCATCAGCCACCTAGATTATAGCCATCGTATCACTAAAGAGCTATTAGAACGAGCAAAGAAGTACCAAAAGATAGATATGGAAAAGGCCAAGAAGTGAAGTTGCCTTGGATTAAATTCTTTGTAGCCGATTGGCTTTCCGATGAGGCTCTGCGGTCTTGCTCGGTTGAGGCAAGGGGTCTCTGGGCTGATATGATTTGCTTAATGGCAAAGTCAGATCGACACGGATATTTGCTTATCGGAGGCAAGCCAGCACGAAGCGAACAACTTGCTAGAATCTGTGGCCTTACCCCACAACGAACAGCCGAGTTGATGGATGAGTTGCACGCATCTGGGGTGTTCAGCTTCGACAAAGAGACCATCATTTCACGCAGAATGGTGAAGGATGAGCAGTTGCGTAAGTCAGACGCTAGTAGAAAGATGCGTATGCGTCACGGCGATGTCCAGCAAATGTCCAGAGAATGTCCCACCGAAAGTCCGAGGCAGAAGCTAGATGCTATATGCAAGAAGCTAGATAATACAAGGACGCAAGAGCGTCCGATTCGTTCGGATTGGATTGGGTATGCAAAAGAAATTGGCTGGATAGGAACGGATGTGGAAAGTGCTTTTGATTATTACGAAAGCAACGGATGGAAGGTCGGGGGAAGGGCATCGGTTAAGGACTGGCGAGCGTGTGCCAGAAATTGTCAGCGTAGAAGCAACCAACAACCAACCAAAGGAAACAACCAACCAATGAAGAAACCAATCAAATCGGGGTGCGAATCCCCACCAACCTATAAATTAGCTGGATTCAACACTCATAGCGACTGGGTAGAAGCGGGGTGTCCGTGAACTACCCTCAAGATATGGTTTTAGCCGCCACAATTCACCGGGTTAAGATGTGCGAGGACAAATTGCGTGAGTTTGAGCAAATGGTGACCACACTAACCGCCACAATGGCACAGAATCGAGCGGAATTGGCCTCTAAAGGGCTTGAAAAGTTCGTAATAGGGGTAACTACCCCCCTAGACATCCCCAAAGAGCTTATTCCGACCTATGGGAAGGCTGGGGCTAGGCGAAATCGTGAATACTCCACAGTTAAGAAGCGATGGACGCTCTGGAAGCACCAACTCGATAGCGGAATGTCGATGAGCGAGCTTGCAAGAGCTTGGGGAGTTCACCCAACAACTATTTTGTTCGCCAAGAGCCGTAACTTCGTTGTTAGGAAAGCCAAGGGAGGCTCACGATGATCGCTATGGTAGAGGCAGAGCAGTTCGAGTTGCCTTTTATGAGGACAACCCATCCTCAAAAGACTGAAGGCCACGACCAGAACGCTCGCATCCTAGCCCACTTGCAATCTGGCAGAACACTCACGGCTTTGGAGGCACTCGATTGGTTCAAGTGCTTCCGACTGGCAAGCCGAGTTTGTGATTTGCGGAAGGCTGGTTACGATGTGCAGAAGCGAACTATAAAGACGAACAGCGGAAAGAGTGTTGCGGAGTATTATTTATGAGTTTTGGCGGCGATAGCTCAACAGTAGAGCTTCCCCTATTCCAAGGGGAGGATGGCGGTGCAATTCCGACCTCGCCGCTCCAACTTTTATTCAGACCAATAACAAATCACACGGCTAATCTTGTTGCGCTTGAAAGCCATTATGCCCACAGAAAAGCCCCTATAACTTGGGCATTCGGAGCATTCTTTAATAACAATCTGGTTGGCATAATTACATTCGGTAAGCCACCATCACAACACTTGTGCATTGGCGTTTGCGGGAGAGAAAACCAAGAAAGGGTATATGAATTAAATAGGCTTTGGATGAATGACATTTGCCCAAAAAATAGCGAAAGCAGATTCATCGGTTGGGCGTTAAGGGAGTTAAGCAAAATAAAGCCAGCCCTAATAATAGTAAGCTATGCAGACACGGAACAAAACCATTCTGGCATAGTTTATAGATCGACAAATTGGATTTATACTGGGCAAACAAAGCCAGTTTTAGAATACCAAGTTAAGGGAATTAAAATGCACAGCAAGACGGTATCAAACAGCGTCCCGCAATCCACAGACAAGAAGAGCAAAAAGCAGATGTTGGAAGAACTTTATGGAGACAATTTTTATATGAAGGAACGGAGCAAAAAGCATAGATTCGTTTATTTCTGCAATCCGAAGGACAGAATGCTTTTGAAGTGGGATGTTGAACAACCCAAAACCAACCCTTGCCTCAATAAAAACTCAAAGTAAGTTGCAAACTCAATGAACGAAGCATACACAACCCCAGAGGCCAAGGCCAACGGCATACTTGCTGACCGTTACCCCGGCAAGGAACTGGAAAAGCTCTACGCAACGACTCGCAACCAAGCGACCATTGATATGTTGAGAGATGCCGTGTTCACCCTAATCACCAACGAGATTCCGACTTGCACGATTGCGGAAGTGCTAAAGAAAACCCACGGAGCAATCCAGTACCACCTACGATATTTAGAGGGTAGGGGCAAGATCAAAAGGCCAAACAAGCGATGCCATTGGACGGAGGTAAAGCGTGAAGATTAACAAGATGGAGGCCAAGGCAATCGAGGCACAGATCGACAAGCTCAAGACCCCGATTGACAACGCAGAAGGCAAAAGAACCAAGGGAGACGAATCCCCATCGAGACGCTACCGCCATTTGTGCGAGCGACTCCACTTCTTAACGATGAAAAAAGCCATCATAATCCTAGCCATCACCCTCTTATGCTCAAGCCAAGCGGCGAACATAATGATTCAAAGCCCAAAACCACCAGCCAAGAAAACAATCAAGGCTCGCATCACGGCGTACTGGTTGGGAGAGGACGAGTTTGGCTATAAAAGCTCTACTGGAAAACGGTTAGTCTCTGGTAAATCTTGTGCCGTAGACCCTAAAATAATCCCCTACGGAACGACCCTACTAATCGAGGGCAAGGCATACCACGCACACGACACCGGGACGGCGGTAATTTCACGGAAGGCATCGGGCAAAACCAAGCTCCCAGTCGTTGATCTTTTCTATGCCACGGAACGGCAAGCAAAGCGGGAATTGGCAAGGGTAGGACGGACAGCGTTAGTGGAAATCCAATGAACCACCACCAAGGCCAAGACCCAGCCGACTCAATCTTGGCTAGCTACACTCCCAATATGGCCGACCACATCGACACCCTAGAAGATCGGGTGAAGGAACGGCTCGCACAGATGAAGGCTATGAACCCAGCCATCGACCTCGACCAACTAGCCAAGCTCACGGCAGAGGTGGTGGAGCAGACCATCAAGCACGAAGGCGATTCCCAGATGTTGAGGCATAGGCGGGACGATACCTTGGACGAGGCACTACTAGCCCTAGCATCGAACCGAAGCCCAGACAGCCTAACCTCTATAGCCAAGCGTTACATCAACCCAAGCACGGGCAAGCCCTATACGAGAGCGGCTATTTCGGCACGGCTTACGGAATTGAGCCAACGGACTGGCCTAGTTTTACGCATCCAACGGAGCGAAAGGGTACGCCAGATTTACAAGGAACGAGCCTTGAGAGTCCACAAAAAGAGGCGGGAGGAATGCCCAAAATGGAACAAAGAAGCGTGGGAAAAAGGCATTAAAAAGCGAGGAAAAAAACGGTGACAACTGGCTCAAAAGTAGTGTGTGTGGACGATAGATTTCCACCCGACATCCTAGCCTTTTACAACGCCCTACCAGTCAAGGATAGGCACTACACAATAAGGGGCATAGGCATAGGGGTGGCTTTGAACGGAGAGGTAGGCGAGGTGGTGGTCTATCTGGAAGGCATCAACAACCCCTTAAGCACTACTCTGCCCTACCCAGAGCGAGGCTTTGCCCAGCACAGATTTCGAGAGATAGAACCACCCGCAGAGGTCGAGGCCGAGGAGTTGGCCGAGGCTTACGCATAACCAAAAGGACATCCCAAAAATGAGCGAAAAACAGATCGGAATGGAGCTACAAAAGACAGTCAAGCAGTTAGAAAAGGCCAAGGAAAATGCCATACAACAGATGGGGGAGGCCATCGGACTAGCCGCAGACGCTGGCGACATCCTCCTATCGGCAAGGGTGGAGGGGCTAGACCTCGACACCATCCAAGAGGTAGCGGGAATAAACGGTGAGCAAGCAAGGCGGTATGAGCGGGTGGCAAAGGCAAGGCCATCCCTGCAAGCCCCTACCCCCGGTGGCCTCAAGCAACTAGCCCTTTGGACTGGGCTACTACCCGACCCTATCGAGACCAGCAACCCAAAGGCCGAGCAGGCTTGGCATAGCTACATAATCAAGGCTAGGCAGTGGCTCGCACGCAAGAGCGTAACCCATTGGACACCAGCCCAAAAGAGCCAGTTCCTTGATGAAGCCCGCCCCATTGTAGAGGCCTACAAGGAGGCAG